AGTGAAATATCTTCAATGACATCTTTTATTTTATCGTAACCATGCTTTAGTTTATCTAACATATGCTCCTCACTTAGTGAATTTGCCTATTGATTTTAAGCCAAACGAAGCTCCAATACTTGCCATGATTGACCATTGTAACCACTCTGGAAATGTTGCTAAAAATTCTATTCCTCTAGCAACGAATGGCTGGAAGTATGGGATAAAACTAAAACATATAATTGCTATAAAACAAATTGTCCAAGCTTCATCTTTCCAAGAATCATCACTAGCTTTTGCCATAGCAGTTTCCCACTCAACTTTGCCTTCTACAATTTTTTTCTGTACGGCAACTTTAGCGTCTATTTCTGCTATCTTTAAATCTGATTTAGCTTTTGCTTTTTTAGCAGAATGTTCAAAGTAACCACCTACTGCTTTTGATAAGCCACTTACAATTAACCCCATCATATGCCATCTCCATATTTAAATAATCCAGCTATAACTGTTAAGGAACTTCCAATCCATATTAATGCTTTGACTGCACCCTTACCCATATTGACTGTTGCCTTGAGATCAGATACTTCTTTTTTTATTGATATCATTTCTTTAGAATTGTTCTCTACATTTTTAGATACAAAATCTAACTTCTGTTCTAACCTTAACAAACATTCTTTCTCTGCTTCTGTCATATTAATTCCCTAATGATAATGGATTTGCGTTCATTGATTCTGTTACCGTCTTAAATGACTTATCTACATGCTCAACAATTTTATCTATATCTGCGTCTATCTTATCGATAGATGTTTTATTGTTAGTTGCATTTATTTCTACAGCAGTAATTCTTTCAACTATTGCTGAATTATCCGAACTTGGAATACTTGCAACACTATCTTCTAAACTGCTCAATCGTGATGACAGGTCTGCTATTAGCCACACTCCACTCCCCATTGGAGTTCCCAGCCCAACTAAAAAAATCAGAATTAGCTTTGGAGTAATCTTGATTGTTGAATCCGTCTTGTCCGTCATAAAACTCTATCTCCGTTGTCGTTAAATCTAATGTATCTGTTATTTTAACCTCAAAATATTCTTTATTAAATGACACTACCGTTAATAAATCAAGTTTTTGTACCACAATATCTGACTTAATTTTTGGGGTTACGGTAGTAACAGAAGTTTTTTTATCGCTGGATTTGGGAGAATCAGAGCCTTGTTTTTTTTCAGATTTGCTTGATTTTGCTGTTTTAACAACCTTTTCTTCATTTGCACTTGGCTCGTCTTTTATCTCTTTTTCGCTAGATTCTTCTTTTTCGTCAGATTCTTTTTCCTCATTTTCAGCTAATTCTTCTTTTGCTTCTGGCTCTTTCTCTTCGGTGGAGCTATTGTCTGATAACTCGCTTTCCTCATTTTTTCCATCAGCTTCCTCATTCTCAACTGTTGTTTCCTCTTTTTGTTCATTTTGATTCTCCTTCAAATCTTCTTCCATTTTTACTTCTTCTAATTCTGTTGGAAGTTCTTCTAAACTTTCTGGCAACTCCTCTAAAACTTCAGGAATTTCCTCTCTAATTTCTTGTAATGTTTCAGGCTCATTTTGTATTTCATTCACGGATTCAATTTGTATCTCATTTATTTCTGGCAGATTATCTGGCATTTGAATATCAGGCATTTCGATTGTTGGCATATCAGTCAAATCTGGCATTTCAATTTCTGGCATATCCATATCTGGCATATTATTATCAACAGAAACATCTGCTCCAACATCAATCGTAGTTGGCATTTCATTATTAATACCAACTTCGGAAAGTTCCATATTCATTTGCTCTGTTCTGATATCAGAAATTATAGATATTTGTGGCGACAAATTTGCAATCTGCATATCTTCTGATGGACTAATATCAATTATACCACTCGACAACGTATCAACGATTGATATTGCGTCTAATGAGCCAATTTGCACCGTTTCCACAATAACAGGCTCTACAACAACAGGTTCTACAATAACAGGCTCGACTACAGGTATATCTATCACTATAGGAGCTTGTATTTGCGTTATTTCGACTATTTCTTGTTGTTGAGCTATGATGACCTCTGATAATGTCAAACTAAGGCTTAAATTGTCTATAATTGTGCCAAATTGACCAGTCTTATTTCCTGTATCTGCACCAGCATAATTTACCGTCAAAGACGTGTTTGCAGTTTCAAATGTATTGGTTACATCAACAGAATAATTGCTGGTAATTACACCATCATTATAATCAGATGTAAAATTATGAGTTAAGACTTCGCTGTTCGTACCATCTGTCAAAGTCATAGTAATATTTACAGGATCAAGATTATTTGCTGTGCCTGTTATATTACACCAACTATTGCCTTCATTATTGCAACCAATCGATATTAAACTACCAGAAATTGAATCTACTTCTTTGTTTTCTTCGGCAACACTATCTAAAACTATAGATTGAGTTATAGAGCCACCATCACTCCCACTAAATCTTACTGATTGATTTAAATCTCCGTAATCGTTACCGTCATAATCAACATTCCCTTCTAATTCCCAGCCTTCTGTCTGGTTATCGAATGAGCCATTATTTAGGATATTTGTTGTTTCCGTTGCTCTGACCTTTTGAGTTGCTATAATTACTAACATTATAATCGCTACCCAAATAATCAGGATATCTAATAATTTGACCATAATCGTTTATATACCCCATTAATTTATAGTGCTTTATGGCTTCTTTGCCAATCAATGCTTTCTTGCCGTTCCAGATACTACAAGGCGTTCCAGAGTGTAACATAGCTGACCAGACAGCTTTGCTCCCAGCACAAAGAACAGATATTGACGCAACTTTTAATCCAGCTTTTGAAAGACTGTTGCTTAATGCTCTACGTTCACAATTCCAATCTGTAAATGTCGTTCCTGTAGATATACCAACCACAGATGTGCTTACAGCACCCACAACTGGAAAACTGCATATCATCTGCGAATAAGATTGTACACTTGGAGCTATAGCAGATGGTGGTGGCTGGTTTTTATAATTTACGGTACTGTCTGCTCCATATGAATCCATAGCTGACCATATCAAAACAAACATCATGATAAATAAAAATATTATAAAACTTCTTCGCATGTGAATGATACCCCATATAAGCTGATATGATTTGCAGACCAAGTTAGCTCATTGTTTGTCATTCTCATAACACATTTAGGACTTGCATATGTTACTGTTGCATTGTTAGCTAATGCAGAAGATAGAGACGGCTCTATAGTTAGTGTAGCATTTCCACTTCCATCACTTGCCACATCAGCAATAATCATATGTAGTTTACTGGTAGCTCCAGAATTAAACTGTACATAATCGCCTTTCTTAAATAATTGTGATTCGGAAGTATCAGCTCCATCAATGGTAATATCATACGCACCTACAGCAAAATCAGCGTTGACAGCCACAGTATTTGAGATTGTGCCTTGTACTCCTAATGCTATTGCGTCTGGATCACCCATCAAGAATGTTCCAAATTGACCGTTTAATTGCATAAAAAAAGCTAACCATTCGTTGGCTTGAGTTCTATTCATGGGTGGTAAAGTAACGGTGCTATACCATTTTGAGCCTGTAAATTTATGCACTTGCGTTGAATAAGTAAATGGACTTTGTGATTGTGAAACGGCTCTAGCAATACCCCATTCACTTCTAACAAAGTTCGGAGATGTAGGCATTGTTAATGGATAAGTTGGCTCTGCCATTTAACCACCAAAGTCCTTAGCAAATCTTCCACCACGCAATCTTGCGTCTTGAACTGCTGATACGGTTGATTGTTGTATGGCTGGAAGTAAGTTCATGACTTCTGCTCTTACAGTTTGACTGACACCTGTAGCAAAGTTTAAGTTTTGCTCTATGGTGATACCACCACCCATTTGATTATTTGGCACTATTGTTCCAGCAGATTTAGGTACAAACATTTCTGCTCCTCGTTCACCTACCATATATGGCATATTTGGATTTACATTTCCACCCATAGCCCTTGCACCATACACCATAGAGCCAGAAGGCTCTCCAGCAAAAGTTTGTTTTCCACCACCAAATAAACTAAAGATATTAAATCCAGAGCCTGTTATAGCACCTCTGATTTTTTCTAATAATGGCTCAATAACAGTTAACTGCACTATTAAAGAAATAACTTGTGCCACTACACTTTGGAAAATATCCAGCATAGATTGTCTGAATGATTCTCCACTTGCTACAGCTTTTCCAAAAGTATCAGATATTGATTTCCCAGCATTTTCAAAAATACCAACTAAATTATCTAAATTCTCATTGTCTAACTCAAACATTTCTTTTCTTAATTGTGCTTGTTTTTTTATTTCTTCTTCAAATTCTTTAGAAACACTAACTGCTTCTGGTTTAAATTTTCTATTCTGTTCTTCTTTGATTTGGTCTAATACCTTTTTCTTCTCTTTGTGAAAGTTTTTTTGAGCTTGTATAGCTCTTTTGTTTTCTTCATTTTGTTTTTTGATTGATTCTGTTAATTCATCATTAACACCAATATAATTTCTTACTTCTTTTATAAGTTGCGAAATAGCTAAACCACCTAAAGCAACTCCACTTATAATCATAAATAAAGGATTTGTTGCCATTACTGCTGTTAATGTTCCTATACTTGCTGTTAATCTTGCCAACATATTTAAAGTGGCAACTCCAGCTAACGCTATAAAAAAGTTTTTAATTCCTTCAATATTATCTACAAGGAATCTTGTAAATTTTGCTAATGATTCTCCTATAGTTCTTCCAATCTCTTTTATTTTTTCTTGGTTTGCGTCTAAAAAAACATTTAAGTCGCCAAATTGCAATTTTAATTCATCAAAAAAAGATTCACTTACTGCAATCTGAAATTGCATAAATTTATCTTTAATCATTGAAACAGTACCAGTTAAAGTGTTAGCAAGTTCATCTGTAACATCTCCAAACGTGCCACCTTTACCAAACACTCTTTCAAATGCTTCTCTTGTTTCTTCTGCTGATACAGTTGCCCCAGCAGAGAATCCAAGTAAATCTCTAACTCCTCTTTCCCTAAAAACATCTGCACTTGCTATACCACCAGAAAAAGACCTTTGTATTTGTTCAGCAGTTTGTTGAAAATCAAGACCTGTTACAGAAGCTACATTACCTGTAATTTGTAAAACTTTTGCTAATTCATCTGCGTCATCTGCGACAACAGCTAAGTTTCCAGAAGCCTGTTGTATTTCGCCAAGTGTGAATGGTACTTTTCCAGCAAATTCAAGCATTTTCTCAAATGCTCTTTCGCCTTCTTCTGCTGTGCCAAAGAGTGCTTTTAATCGAATCTGTAAATTTTCAATTTGGATTCCTGTATCGATAACGCCTTTTACAAATATAGCTCCAAATGCTACACCTAAAACTGCACCAACTTTTGTTGCTGTTGCAGTTACTTTTGCAAGACTATTAGAAAGATTTTTAAGACCACCACTCATTCTTTTAGATGAGTTACTAACTACTTTATTGGCTTGAGCCATATCTCGCTTTAGACCTTTAAGATCTGCTTCAATCTTGACTACCAGTTTATCTAGTTCAGTTGCCATCAGTTATCTGGGTACAGCTCCATTAGTTCATTTAACTCGTCTGAATCCATTGGTTTATCTTTGTTGCCACCATTGAACTCGCTAAAACCTTTTATTGCTAGAGTTATCTCGGTAATGCTCATATCCCAAAATACTGCTGGATTAATTCCTATCATGCCTACACATACCTCAAGCCATCTTTGGTATGGT